AAATTAGCTTTATTTTCAGATAAGATACTTTTACTTTTTAAGATATTAACTACATCTTCGTAGTTATTATATTGATTAATATAATTTGGAAATAGGTAGCGGGCTTGTTTTAAGAAATATGTTTTATTTCCATTGCCTTTTTTTATTTGGTTATATTGTTCTTGTAATGTTATCATTATGTTTTTGTTTTATTAAGTGTAAAATAAGACATTTGCACTTGTTGTGTCTAATGAAGCGCTAGTTATAAATATAGGATATCCATGTCCAGCAAGGAAAAATAAATTTGATCCTGATGACATTAATGAATTTCCATTTCCATCTTTAAGACCTCTAAAATGAGCTACTTGACTTTGTGGTGATGAAGTTGAGTTAGGGAGGACAGTAAATCCTGCGAAAGAACCAGTAATAGATTCTCCTTGTTTTAGTAATGTAGCGGTTGCGTTTACAGGTATATTTGCCATATTATATTTTTAGTTTTTAAACATTTCAATTAAGTCATTTAAGTAATCAACTGCTAAATCTGTACCATATATAACAGAAAAATCAGGTTTTTGTTTATAAGTATCCATTGTTTTTTGTTTTGCTTTTTACAATAATGGTAATAATTCGTTAAGTTTAGTCTCTAACTTATCAAATCCAAGTATACGTCCAGCTATATATTTTTTTAGTTCAGGGCTTTCAATACCTAATGTGTTAATATATTCTTCAACATTAGTATTTTCCCATAAATATTTAGTATCTACCCATTTTGCATTTTTGGCTAACTTCTTAGTATTAACATGTTTGTATCCAAATTTCTTCACATACATATTATTAGTAACGCCAGTAAGACCTGCTTTAGGACCTTTACCTAATGTAGCTCCAGGATTAGTCTCATCCAATGGTTGATTAGGTGCTAATTTGTATCCCAATTTATAAGTGTATTTTATAGACTGAGCACCTTTAGCTTTCTTGTCTGGCTTGAAAGCAAATGGTGTAGCATATTGTGGGCCAATTCCTGGTGAGAAACTAGATTCACTTGGACCTACTGAACTTATTTCTTTAAGTTTCTTAAGAACAATGTCTGTTATTTTATTTTTATCCATGCAATTTAGTAAGTTCTTCTAATAATTCATAATATTGTAATAAATTAACTAAATCGTCATTCCCTACATTATCTGTTTTACCTAATTCTACTAATAAGTTAGATACCTCATTTATTTTAATCTTAATAACTTTTTCTGTTACTTTTTTATTTAAACTATTTAATGATTTTTTAATTTCATTAATTTTAGTGTTATAAAATTGACGCAATGTAGGAGTTGAGTCTACTGAATTGATAAATTCTTTTAAGATTAATTTTTGATTATTGTTTAAATTAGCGTATTTCCCATTAAATTTTTCTAATAGTACTTTATAAGTTAAAATACGAAGATCTTTATCATATGATTTAAATTCCTCTAATAAATTATCTTTTACTTGTTTTTCATTAACTGTTTTATTAGTTAAAGTTTCAAGTAATGCTATTTTATTTGCAATTATTTGATCAGGATTTGATAAATTTTCACTATTATATATTTCAATAAGTGTATATAAAGCTGCTTGAGCTTTATAATTAGGAAGTTTAGTTTTAAAAAATTCATCTAAATTATAATGATTAGATATCTCTTTAATAAGATTATATTTTTGTCTTTTAAGAGTTTTTCTATTTAATTGTTTAGATGATTCAATTATTGTATTAATTACAATGTCTGCTTTTCCTTCACTTAAATGTCTTTTACTAAGTAATGTTTCATATAACTTATATTCTTTACCAAGTTCTGTCTTAACAAAGAATTTTTTTAAGATAGGTGTGGCTTTAGAATCTTTTCCTGATAGGCTATCAGCTGTTATTTGTCTTACAAGCAATTCAAACAAAATGCCTGTATTTTTGTATTTAGAATGAGATATTCGCATTCAGTGGTTTTTATTATAAATATATGATAAATATTACTCTTTCAATTGACTCTCGTCTAATAATGTAATGTTTTCAGTTTCTTTGGGAAAAAGTGGTACTTTACTTAATCCTTCTATTAACGTCTTATTTTTCTGATATACTGATTGAGCTGTTTCAAGGGCAAGTGGAGATCCACCTTTGTAATTAGTTTTACCATATTCTTCTTGGTCATCAGTTTTCATATCTGCTTTACCTAATCTGTCTCTACCAAAAGCATTCTGTTGAGTATTTATGTTAGATGCCTTTTCTACAGGACGACCTAGTTTTAAATCTTCGTCATATCCATCAGGTACATTTTCAGGATTACTTCCCATTCTGCCTTTACCATATAATGTAGCTAAGTCATGTGGTGTACCGTATGATTTACCTGTAGTTTTAGGATCATTACCTTCTTCAGTGATTTGTTTAATTCTGAACTCACGTTTAGCGTCTTCTAAAGCTAAGTCTCTATATTCTGAGTATTGATCTTGTGATAAATGGAATATGTTGTCGTATATCCAATCTGTAGGTAAGAGTTTAGATTCTTGTATACTCTTTGCTAATTCAACTTTTTCTTTCAACAACGCTATACGCTCTTGGTCATATATAATGGATGGAGTAGTGAGTGATAATTCGAAATTGGTAAGTTGGTCTGATGTATATCCTTGAGTATATAAATGAATTAATGCAATTTTATATAATTCAGATAATGTAATGCGTTGTATTCTGTCAATAGTACGAGCAAAACGAATATCTTCAGCAGCTAACGTAGCTTTACCTGTTAAATCTTTCTCATATCCCATAAACGCTTTAGGTACCTTTAAAGCGGCAAATAACTTATCTCTTAAATATGTCACATCATCTATCGCGGTATATTGTAAACCAGGTAGATTTTCAATCTTGGTTACTTGGTCGTTTCCACGTACAGGTATGAAGAAATCTTCTAATAAGTTTTGCATGTTGTACTTTAAATTATATTGACCTGTTTCTTGATCAATAAACGGAGTACGTTTCATGGTAGAAATAGTTTTTTGCATGAATGGTTCAACCTCATTAGGTGGGATAGAACCAACATTAAGATAAAACACACGTTTATCTGGCGAGCGAGAAATACGATGAATTAACATTGCGTCTTCCATTAATGTGTATTGTTTAAATAATCTACGAGCAGGTTCAATATATGCTCTACCATATGGTAAGTAGTTATTATCTGTCAATAGACGGAAATGAGCCATCTCATAATTGTCGAAGAACATACCTGGTGAGTTTTGTGGGTCAGTACCAGCTACACTATAATATCCAGACCCACCAGTGTAAAATCCATCTGGAGAATACTTAAATCGTACTGAGAATGGGTTATCTTTGTCATATCCTTCTTGCCTTTCAATGTGATACGCCGCCATTGGAATTACATTGTACACACCAAATTTTTCAGATATTTCTAGTTTAAGGAAAAAATCACCATATTTACACATTTGACGTATCCAAGCCCATAAATTAAACTCAATATTCAATATGTCATAAAATAAGTTATATAATGTCTTTTGAACGTCTTCATTGCTGCTCCTAATTTGTAATACCTCACCCATATCGTTCTTTAAAGTACATTCTTCAGCGACAATATCGAGGGCTGATGCCACAATAGCGTCTGTATCCATAATGTCGTAATCTGAATATATTTGAGTTCTTAAGTAGCGGTAATTTAGGTTAAATTGCGCTCCAAAAAGTGATGTGGTGTTAGGTGAATATATTCTGTTAAATCTATCTACCAATGCGTTTGTTGCAAACTCACCTGATTGTTGGATTGTGTTTGTGTCTATAACTTTAACTTGGTTTCCACCATCGTTACGGATTATAACATCTGTTGAAAACAAACGTTGCAGTCGTTTAAATATACTTGTATCTGCCATAGTAATATAATATACATATAAATATTGAGGGAACCAAGTAAACTCTAACTAAAAATCCAACTAAAGTTTTCTTTCCCTCCCTTAGTGTCATCTAAAAGATATGGATTATCACGACCTGTAGCGAAATATACACCTTGGGTTGTACTTGGTTTGCTTATTCCACCTAATGCTGCTCTAGTAAGGTCATGACTCTGTTGTCTGAATTTCAGTGACGTATCTCGTAAATACATCCCCATGCCGAACGACATTATTAAGTCATCATTATATCCTGATTGTGCTTCTGCTCGGCCATTTTTCCATACAAATACCTTCATTTCTTCTAATAAGCGTTTAGATTTTATTGTAACTGATCTATCTCCGATATACTCTCTAAGTTTGTTTATCACTAGCGGTCGTGTTCTAAGAGACATAGTAAATCCTGGAGTCACATTATCACTGTTTTCATACTTATTAAAATATGACTCAACAGTTAAGGTGTCTGCTTTAGGTGAATAATACATGTTTGGATACCCTCGTTCTAAAATAGCGTCTATTGTGGCCCATCCTATATTAGCGTTTTCTACAACAAGTAATGCTTGGTTGTATTCTGTAGCTACACCCACTAAAAAATATCCAAATTCTTTAGGTGGCAATTGGCCTTTATATTCAGCTACCTGTGTATTAGTAGCAATGTCTATGACATGAAATGCTGAAAAGTCCCTACCATCTCCTCTCGCTACGTCCGCCACTAGCATATAATCTCTTTGATAATCTGGTTGTTCCCATACCCAGTAATTTTGGTCAGCCCCCCTGCGTTCAACTGGATCTTGTATTGTAGTTGTGGATATGAATTCTACCCATTCACTATAGAATACTACATCACCAGATGTATTAAAGTTACAGTCACATTCTTGTGCCGCTAATCTTGGGTCACCTAAGAGTTCGTCTTGTTTTTTTCTCCAAGCATCATCACGTTCAGGGTGTACAAACCATGGTAACTTAATAGGTAAGAAATCATTATCTGCGTTTTCGGCTGCAATCCATGTTTGGTGAAACCAGTTTCCCGTTCCGTATGGTGTGGATAATACTATAGCACCACCGCCTGTTGCAAGAGTTTGTTGTGCAGATGCCCATGTTTCTTCAATATTTTCTATGAACGCAGCCTCGTCTACTATAAGTAGAGACACAGCTTCTGAACGTGCTGCGTCGCTATTTGACGATTTGGCTTTGATTTGGGATCCGTTAGCTAGCCGTATAGATAACTTATTGTTTTCTTCAGCAGTTACTTTCAACCACGACGGTAAGTTATCATACATGAACTTAACCTTAGTAACCATATTGCGGGCTGTTTCCTGTGTTTTAGATAAACATAAGACGTTTTTATCTTTATGAAATAACATTAACCATAATGAGTATCCAGCAGCCAATGTTGATATACCTAACTGTCTAGATTTAAGTACTATTGAATATGGGTTATCTTTCCATAATGTTAATACTTTACCTTGGAATGGATATAAATTAAATATAACGCGTCCTCGCTGTGGATGTTGGATGAATGTGTATTTTCTAATAAAATGTTCAGGTGAGGCTGCGCACTTTATATATTCTTCTTTTATTATATTTTTTATATCTTGGTTCATATGTTTATATGACTATAAATATTATATAAGGATATAAAAACCCGGCCTAAGCCGGGTTTAACTAAAGTTAATATCTATTCTTATCCTATTAAATCTGTTAGTTTATCTTGTTCTTTTTCTAGTTCTTTTTTAACTTTAGTTTTTTCTTTAAGTTGGTTTAGGAATTTTTCTTTTTCAGTACCTTCAGAACTTTTCCATTTTCCAGCTAATTCTTTCATTTCTTTTTCTAAATCCTTTAATTGAGTAGTAACGCGTTGAAGTTTAGTTACATTACTTCCACCTTTTTTGGCAGCTGCTTGAGCTTTTTTATCAATTTTTTCTTCATCTTCTGTTTCATCATCATCACTTGATTTATTCCAATTGTCTTCAACTTCTTCATCCTCACCTTCATCCTTTTGTTTTTTAGACTTAGATTTAGGTGCTTCCTTTTTCTTAGGTGTTTCTTTCTTTTTAGGTTCTTCTTTTTTCTTAGATGTTTCCTTTTCACCTTTATCAGTTCCAATATAATCTGTAAATTCACCACCGTCTTTTTCTAAAGAAGCACGTGTTGTTGGGTTGTTCCAAGTTGCGGTGTCTTTACCTTTTTCCTTAGCTAAATCTTTAATATTTACTTCACCTTCTTTATCTAAAGCTACTAATAGTTGACCTAAAGCATTTTTATCATATTTATCACCTTTAAGTTCTTTATATTTTTTTAATGCTTTTTTAAAACCTTCTTTATCTTTAACTTTATAAAAGGTAGCCATTTCTTTAATTATAGATTCAGCTACACCTACTGATGTTTGTGTTTGTTTAGCTTGTTTTATAGCGTCTTTTACTGTATTAGGACTAGTACGTTCACTTTTAGCGATGTTTGCTACTTCATCGGAAGGAGCTTGTGGACCAACCATTGTTAGTTCACTTACAATCATTTCGCGAATAATATATCTTAATTGGGATTTTTTCATTATTGTGTTTTTGATATAAATATTATATAGTATTTAAGAAACGAAATTTATTTTATTAAAAATATCAGTATCTAAAATATTTACAAGATATTTAGGCAAAGTAAAATGGTATAACTTTTTAGGAATTACATTTTTTTGAATTTCTTCTCTAATAAGCTGTCTTAATTCTATCTTCTTCATATTAATAAATATTATGGAAATAATACCTCTTTAATTTGATTAATACGTTCTTCATTAGAACCACTAACTTCAATTAATCGTTTAGGAGGGTATTCATTTAACATCTCCTTTATAACCAAATCTATCTTTTCCCTATAAACTGGATCTATTGTTCTTACTTGATTATCTTCAATTTCTACACCTTCAGGTGATACATAAATTACAGCGTCATATTCATTACGTAATTGCATCATTAAGTTAACGAATTTTTCCTTAGTATTCCACTCAATAGACTTAGCACTCAATGTAAATGCACATACATCATATATTGTACGATCTGTGATTATATTTTCTTCCATTAACTCAATAGAACGTTCAGCAGCAAATACAACTTGTCCTTTTAATGTTGAATCTGTATTTAATGCTATGCCTTGATCACGTAAATACTTACTACGTTCAGTTTGTACTGAATGTGTACTAAATTCTTCTATTTCTCCTAATGCTTTTGCCAGTGTACTTTTACCTACTGACATTGTTCCTGTTAATCCTATACGCATAATTTATACTCTTGTTCCTGATGATTTACCTACTGATGATTTATAAAATGGAATTCCTTCACCATCTTTCTTAATATTTTCCCACTGTTCCTTAGTTTTCTTAACACCCCAAACGTAATATTCAGCCAAACGTTTGTTACCTTGTGGTATTAAAGCAGGACCATCATAATTGTGGGTTAATGTTTTACCATCAATTACGACGTAATGTACAATAGTACCATCAGTTTGTTTTAAGCGTTTTGTTTGCATGTGTTTTATTTATATAAATGTAGTGAATTTGTCTTGGTTTACCAAACTTATTCAGAAATTTTCTATAAAATCTGGGTATTCTTCGTTAGGATCTTGATACATGATTAGTTTTGTAATAAATATGTTATTTATATTTCCATTTATACCCATATGCTGTTTCTTGTAAACCTATAAGACATTTTCTTATGGTTTCCCCACTTGTATTTTTAATTTCTATTCCAGCTTGTCTTATACTAGGCCATTCTTTTATGTAATTACCTTTTAAGTCATATTGAATTATATGTTTTCCTCGAGAATGGCCACCAGCTGTTTTACCTTTATTGCTATTACTAATTCTTTTTCGTCTTAATATTTCTATATTTTCTTTACCTAATAATTCTACTTCTTGCTGTCTTAATCGTTTTTTAGAATTATTCCATATGCCTTTATTTTCTTTAGTCATATTTGATATATCTTTTGTAAAATTATTACAACATTTTCTACTACAGTAATTTTGATACCCTTTAGTATAATTTTTAAATCTTTTTACATTGTTTCCACAAAGACATATAATATTTTTTAATTCTATGTTTTTATTAAAAGAATAATTAATACAATTTTTATTATTATCGTTTAAAATAATATGAGGATATTTATTTTGGAAGGAAGTAATACATTTTTCATTAATTACTAATCCTAATTCTTGTTGTTTCCTTAATTTTAAATATTCATAGGTTCTAGAAGATATAAATACATTATATTGAAATTCTTTTCTTTTTTTAACAGTAGACATCATAAAAGCAGCATGAATTAATTTAAAATTCCTTGGATAAATTTCTACTAACAATAAATGACATAAGAAATGTTCTCTAGCTGTTAATTCAACTAGGTTTTCTTTACCATCTGTTCCCCCCATACATCGAGGAATTATATGATGTTTTTCTTTATAACCTTCTAGTATTCTATTTTTAGCTTTTTCAATAATTTGATTGTAAATTCTTTTATAATCCATAACATACGTGTTTTATTCACGTATAAATATATGAGAGGAATTTATTTATTCACTTCTCGAAGAATAGAATCAGCAACCATTAATCCATGTAATGCTGATATATAAATTCCTCTAGCTCCAGCGGCGTCTCCTTGTAAGTGAACATTAGGATATTGTGGTAAAGATAAATTATTTTTATCTAATACTATTTCATTAGTTAAGAATTTAACTTCAGGGCAATAAAATATATAATCATTATTTATACCAAATGTTGTGTTTAAATCATCTATAAATTCTAGTATATAATCAGCATATTTACCAAAACCTTCTTTAAATTTATCTAACGATATTTTATACCCAGGCACTTTATTACCTTGATCTGTTAATGATGGTTCACGATTAGATGGAGAATAATACGCTGCTTCGCCATTGTCTTGGAAAAAATTTACTAATTGTGTACTAAATTTAAATGGGTCTTCTATACCTCTGGCTTCTAGTAATATACCAAAATTGGTTAAGCCATTATATTTTTTAGGATCTTTATGGGCATGTCCGTTGTATGATTTCATCCCATATGTTTCTTCTTCAGCAACGAACGCAGCAAAATTATTTGTGCAATTATGAATAACTAATGGTGTATTCCCAGCTATAAAGTTATGGGTGTTTTCTACTTCAAAATCATATACCATCCCATCATAATATTCTGACTCTATTGAATAAATTTTTTCATAATTTTTAGTGTCTCTTTTTTTTAATTCAATATTAATATTCTCTTGTAGTAATTTATTTTTATTAATGTTTTGTAGCTTTAGTTTATTACTTAATAATAACATTGAATCCCTTTGAGCAACATTAATTATATTAATTTGGGAATTTTCTTTAAAATTAGTTGATTGTTTTCTAGTTCTACTTTTGTAAGATATTCCTAAATAATTGAACAAATATGTTAAGTCTCTATATAATAAATCAGATATTGTGAAATAATCTAAACAAATATTATGTTCTTTTTTTACTCTACCGTCCCCATCTATTAATCCTGATAAGAATGAGTATATTTCTTCTTCAGACCAATTTAATATTGATTTTGGTAGTCCTCTTTCTTTGCCTTTTTTAAAGCACTCTTCATTAATTAAAAATTCTTTTAATATTTTAGAAGTAAAATTTAATACAGAATAGTTATCATATTGTTGTTTAGAACTATAATTTTCATTTTGGTTATTTAATATATTAATTACTCTATCTAAAATATAATCTTCATTAGTTAAATTAAAAGAATTAGTGTTCCATTTTGAATTATATTGCCCACTACCATCTGCAAACCATAATCCAAACATCCATAATTGTTCATTACTATAATTTGTTCCCTTTATATTACTTAATTTAGGGAAATTTTTAGGGGTAACTAATCTATCTCCAATTATTAAATTTTTCGCTTTTTTCTCAATTATTTTATTTAACTTAAAACTGTCATCTTTGCCTCCATCTTTACGATCATATTCATCTTTAATTATTTCTTTTTCCCAAACAAAATATATGTGATCTTCAGTAGTTGTTAATTTATTATTAACAGTAACTAAATTTCCTTTATATTCTCTATTAAATATTGTTTTGGGATTAATAAATTCTGTGGTTTGTTTGTCAAAATTATAAGTTAATATTTTATCATTTTTTAAAATTTCATCTATATTAACAAATATTTTATATCCATTTCTTTCTATATGAATTTTTTCAGTTCCGGGTAAGCAAAAGCTGCGCCCACTATCTTCTCCAAATTTCTTATATAATTTGAAGTCATATGCTATTTTATTTAATTCTTCAAAATATTTACCATCAGTTTCATAACGAACACCAAATTGAGCTGGTTTCGGGACTGTAGTTAAATTATTTTCTTTAATTAATTTAGTAAGTAAATCCATTCCTGATTTGCCAGTTCCAATAATTAATTTATCGTATTTAATATAGTCATGTCCTATACCTATTTCATTACGTTTAAAATCAATATTTGTTATTTCAACATTATATATTTGTCTTACTCCAACTTTATCAAAGTATTCAAATATATTTTTTACCTGTTGTTGACCATAATCTGTACCTAAGTGATAACAAGGTGATTGTCTCAATTCAAATGGTGAATCTTTAATAAATTGAGGTTCTTCAACTGGTTCAGTGTACATAATTTTAGATGGGTCTGGGTGGTATTTGACTATATAGTCATATAACTGTTTAGATAATTCTATTGCATGTTCTTCATCTTGGCAATAATGTGGATAAAATAAACCACCTTGTTTAAATGAAGGAATTACTTTAAAATCACTCCATGTTCCAGCGCCACCGGCTCCCGTCATTACTTCTTCAGGTTGTCTATTATAGATACTATTACCTTTATCTATAATAGTAATTTTAGTTGGATCGTAACCATTTTTTAGTAAGTGAAGAACTCCATATTGTGTAGCTACACCTGCACCTACAATTATAATTTTCTTTTCCATATGATATTAATATAATAAATTTTATTTAATGAGCCAAATAGAGGAGACCTACCTTTTAGGTAGAATCAATATTTTATTTATATTATTTTTGTTTTAAAACCCCATCAAATGTATTATATTTATTAATCTGTAAATGTTTTAGATTTATGAAAAAGAAATATCTCCGTTTAAGTTTGGATTCTTATTAGATAGATATTTAGCTATAAGTTTTATTAAATTTTTATAATCCTCCTCAGTTACTTGAGATATCCAACTAAAATCTGTTGTATTACCTGTTAAGTGTTTACTCATTTGTTGGAATATTTTTACAAAATTATCTGAATTTATATATCCTTGAGTTCCAAATGAATTGGTGGTTTTGAAAGAATATTCATTAAGATTAATTTTTTGTATTTCTTCTTTAATGAGTTGACGCAATTCAAATTTTTTCATGTTTTTATTTTATTATAAATATGTTAGTTTTCCAATTCTTGTACATACATTAAGAAATCCTCATACACTTCTCTAACATTTTTATTAGAATTAACCATTGCTTCATTGAGCATTGAACTAATATCTCGTTTAGATTCAGTCAGTAAATTACCAAACTTAGATAATGTCTGTTCAGCTAACAAGTAGTTGTCTTGGTCTCCACCATAATCATCAAGATCGTTGAGATAAAGTTTAATATACTCGTTTAACTGTCGTTTGGATAGTTTCATATATGATATTTTTAACACGTTTTAATACCTCTTTAATTTTTTGTACTTGTGAATTTAACCATTTAAGACGCTCACCAAAGCGTTTACCTTCCATAGGTGTTTCTATATGATCTTCAGGAATATATTTTAGAAGTGGTTTCATATATTCAGAACCAGTCAACATTATAAATGTATCTTTTTCTGGTTTGATGCCGTTTTGTTTCATTTGTTTGTATACTTCTTCAGCCCACTTTTCTTTCTCATCTTTTGACATTTCTTTAAGTGTTTTATCATATGGAGATAATTTTTTACTTAATGGAACTAAATGATGTTTAGCGGATAATATGAACATTTTATCCGGCTTTAATTCTTTACCATATTCTAGTGTTTTTTGGAACATAGGTGATGCAGAATATAAGTCTTGGGCCGCAGCTGGTTTGTCTAGTTTAGACTTAGTACAACTTAATAATACAATTTTGGCCATATTTTATTATAAATATTATACATTCTGTATTTCTACTTGAGGTTTAGGAAATATACTATTAGTAATCTTTTTATAGTCTTCATCCCACACGTATTCCATATGTTTAACAATAGGAAAATATTTTTTCCAGTCTATTTTTTGAATATCTTCAAAATGTTTGTATTGTTTATTAACTCTATTATCATAAGCATACTGTGACTTATAAGCTAATATAATTGATGGATGAGTAAGACGTAATGTATATTCTCCTTTATATTTTATATGGACTGAATCTTTAGCTCTGAGGATATGATTATTGAATATGTCAATTTTAGTGATTAAGTTCCACATTCCATCCACATTTACTTCTCCTTTAGACAATTGGATTAGTTCTTTATTTAGGAAATATGAAGGTGGTTTTATGTTAATGGAAAGTATATTTCCATCTGCTATAGTATCATAATCTCCACTCTTTATATCAAATTCTAAGTTAAAGAAATCACGTACTGTTACCAGTTCTTCTTCAGTAAGAGACTCTAATATACTTAAATCAATGTCAGGAGAACGACCATTGAAGTCATAGTCCATAATATTAAACATATATAGTGCTAAACTTCCTCCTAACACAAACTTATCACTCATGTTAAATAATGGTATAATAATGTCCTCATATTTTTGAGGCAACTCGTTTATTTTAAATTCACTCATTTATTAATTTTTACTTTAGCTCCAGGTAATTCTTCATTTATATCAGACTGTGAACAATGTACCCACAATATAGGTTTAATTGGTTTTGTATTAGGTGATGGAGCACCACCATCAGTCAGATAAATTAAATTAGCATACTTGTCTCTATGTTCTAGTAAATATTTCATTACTGGTTCAAAACTAGTACCACCACGTCCTTTTACCTCAATATCTTCTCTTTGACCTTCATACTTATACACTCTTTGAATTGCAGCATCACATTCTACAATATCAATATAAGTACCTGTTTTGTAAATGTGGTATATCTCGTTAAAAAATTCAATTAAATCTTTAGTACTAACACTACCTGATGTGTCTATAGCGACTAACGTTTTTTTCTTCTGTTTAATTTTTAATGCTGGACCACTACCAAATCTACGGTTTGGTTTACGTCTTGTTTTCTTAGTGTAAGTTACAGTAGACATACTATTAAAACGACGTAAATAAGATGACCAATCAATAACTGGTTCGTTTATTTCGAATAAACTATCAATATAGTCTTTCATTTCTGATGGTATTAAACCTCTACCTCGACTTTGTCTTTCTAGTTCTTCAGCTATTTCTTTTAACTGGTAGTCAATTTGTTTGCCAATTAGATTACGTTCTGCCTCACCTAACTCCTCCATAGCCTTCCATAACTCATGGATATCACCTATACTATCTCCTCCTTTCATAGCTTGAGCTAGTTCTCCATCTGGATTCTCATTTATTTCTTTTTGTAGGACTTCATAATAATATTTAGTACCTTGTTTGGGCAGTAAATTTAATTCTTTGAATGGTGACTCAGTGATTTCTAATCCAATCCATGTATCACCTTTCATGTCATCGTTAATATATTGGTTGATTTCTAAGTCAGCGGCTACATTATATAGCTCTTTATTAGGGAACCTATCAAAATTATTCAAATGAAAAAACGCTACATGCAATAGTTCATGTTTAAGTACGCCCATTTTAGTCTTCTCATCTTGCTCAGACCAAAATTTAGGATTAACTACCAACTTTACATTAATATTATCTGGTGTGACACACGCGGTTGGAATAGATTTACTTAATTCTTTATTGAGAGATATAAGAAATAGACCATAAAATGGTTCTTTAAGCATGAGTGTTTTAGAACACTTAGTAATTTCTTGGTAAATTTGTTCCATATTTTTTATTTATAATTAAATATAAGTAATTAAGCTTGGAAAGCCAAATTAAATGACTCAATTTTGAACTGAGAGCCTGTTTTTAGAATGTCATTGATGTTTTTTAGTACAAAATTTTCTATGACTGCTTTATATTCTGGGTCAGTTCCATAGTTTTTATATAGACCGTTTGAGAATGGTCTCCAATCTGTTTTCCAAACAATACCACGACTCTTATAATATTTGTCTATGGTTTTAAAACTACTCATTGATGATGGAGTAATACCTTTTCCATGATCAAAAACACGTTGGTACTTATTTAGTAGTAAAGCAATAGTTAATGAATTTTTTTCAAGATTAACATTACTTAACATCTCAATAGCCAACTTAATATTGTCATTTTGGTTACTATTGAACATATTCTCTAATGTATCAATATATTCTTTATCTAGATCTATACCGCCTGAGTTTAGTTCTTCTAATAGGTACTCATCAAATATAATGTTAACATTAGGGTGTATCTTTAAAAAATCTAGTAACAAGATAACATTTTCTATATTTTTTTCTCGATATAATGAGTAGTAGTATACTTGTTCTACATAATTATTTTGTATAAAATGTTTTGCATCCTTATTATGAACAACATTAATATCATTAGGTAAAATAACAAGTAAGTTTTGTTGTAAAAGAGGTAAATTCGGTCTACAATTAATATTATTATTTCTAACATACTTTGCAAAATCATTATAAAGCTTCTCATCTTGAACATTTCTAATAATATTACTTTTGCTTAACTTATTAAGAAACTTCAAAGTACTATTAAAAATTGTTTTATCAACAATAATTGTATCACAATATTCTTGACGAGATGTACGTTTTAGTTTTTTAGAGGCAATATATTCTTTAAACTTAAAACGCTGAATACTACTTAAACTACTTGTGTATATAGTCTTACCAAAATTTAGATTTTTAGGTTGAGACAGTATTTTATTAATTTGTTTAATATAGTCTTCTCGTTCTTGATCATTTAGGATCAATTTATTGGCTTTACTGCCCCATGGATTCCAAATTGAATTGGCATCAACTTGTATAACTGAGTATTGTTTTATCATATTATTTTTTATTTACTTAAATATAGCTAAGAAATCTTAGGTAACCAAACCTATTTATTCATATTTCCATTTAAATCCCCCATAGAAATTTATCAAACATCATCAACGCATTATATATGATACTAAATTCTTATCCAACATCATCACTTTAAACTTATTTGGATTGTTGTTATAGATTGACTTGATCATGTTATAACAAATATCTTGTGTAAAGATTTTCTCATTTACAATCTTAGAAATCCTATCAATAATACTTTTCTCTACATGATTTGATTTAGCAAACAAATCCAAATAGTTAATAATACGAGTTGATAGTGTTGAGGCAATATCTGCTCGATACTTAGTATCTTTACCAACTAGAGATTTTAATGTATTAGTAACATATTTTTCATCTTGATCAAATACATTTTGTGGTGTGATCATTTTATCTAGCTTATTATTAATAAACATTGTAAACAAACTACTAAACTCTGATCCAACACTACCTTCTCCAATCATTTGAATTAGCGGTAATGAACTTTCAAAACTTTTAATTGAGGAAATACTATTAAAAAACATTGACACACTCCTACTATTAACATCTTTTGTAACTAGTTCAGGATGCATAAGTAAAAAGTTAATACAACGACCATCAATTTCACTTTCTTCAGCCCATTTGGCCCAACAATCAATGTCAAACTTTAATTGTACTGAAATAAAACGTGTTTTTTGCGCGTTATCAATACTATTAACTAAATAGTCACCATTATCAGGATTAGCAGTTAATATAATATGCCAATCTTTAGGTAATGTCCAACTAATATATTGTTGACGGTCAATCAATTCCATTACAGCTTGAATAAATCTAACATCAGCGCGATTCCAGTCATCTAATAATAAAATACCACCTTTTTCTTTATTAGCAATCCATTCAGGTGGACAATAACTCATACGATTATTACCAGTCGATTTATAGCCTTGTTTATGATATTCATCAAATGCGTGTTCGTCAATCCAAATTTTTTCTTTTTTAAGTTCTACTTCAAACTGACGAATTGGAAAACCAACCAAGTCACCAATTTCTTCAATTTGGGCTAAATTTAACTTAACAAAATGTAAGTTCTCTTCTTTAGCTAACTGAATAATTTGTGATGTTTTACCAATACCCGATTCACCAATAACCTCAATACTAACAGGTGATTTACCTTGTTCTTGTAGGAATCGGTTATTCTCAATAATATGTTTAAGAAATGTTTTTAATTCATTTGGATTAACATAAACCAAATCTTTGGATTTTTTAGCCATATATTTTTTATTTACTTAAATATAGCTAAGAAATCTTAGGTAGCCAAACTTATTTTAGGATTTGTGTATTTTTAGTCGTAAATTGCCTGTTCCTTTAATGGCCCGATGCCACATATGTTTAGGAATGAATATAGGAACGTTCATAGATGTGGGTAATTGGTTGTCAAGTTGTATTTTCCAATCAGTTTCACCTATAATCTCAATTATGCGGTCTTCATTATCTTGATGCCACATAAGTTCAACAGGATCTATATTCTCATTGAACTCACGTATAATATATTTGTCTGTGACTTCTATGTCTGTGTATGGTCTCACTATCTTATCCTATAGGTTCCCACCAATTAGTACAATATTCATCAGCAGCATATGGTATAGTGTTAGTGCCGGCCCATTCAACATAGTATGTACTGTTACAAACTTGGTTTTCTTTATCCCACCATTTGCAGTTAGCGCAACATGAACCACCTTTAGGTACTTTTAAACCTGCTTTATGGTTATCAGGCAATTCCATGGGGCCAGGACCGCCATATTCTTCTTTAAGTTGTTGACTTAGTATGTAGTTTGTTATGTTAAACTGTTTCATATTATTTAGTTTTACCCCATTTTTTACCTTTACCTGGTGATTTACATTGAGATGGTGTAGGGCGGCATGATGGGTATTTAGCACGTTTTTCACCTTTTTTTCTACCACAAGACTTACATTTTGTTTTGCCATTTACTTTACGGCAAGTATTACAGTCTACCCATCCACCTTCTTTACCTGATGGGCCTTTACGTTTGAACCACTTATGGAGGGATTCATCTTCTTTTAAATTTTTCCAAATATTACCTTTACGACATCTTACTATAGCACCTGATTTGTAAGCTGATGGTTTATCGTACTTGCGATCTGCTATACGTTTACAACGATCTTCTTCTTGTAATACCTCTTTGATTAGTTTTTGTAATTTATTTTCTAATAAATCTCCAGCTTCTCTAGCTTCAGAACAAAATCTATTAAATTTAACTAAATCTCTAGTTGATTCAGTTAACCATGTTATTGCTTCTTCTAATAATTCTTTTTCATCTTCAATTTCTTTATAAAATAAAGATGTTATATAAGAATCATATGCTTTTTTATAAAAATTAAATACAGTTTCATTAGGTTCAATAAATCCAGGAAAATTTAACGCTTCACTTTTTTTAGCTTTTTTTAAATTAGAATTAGCTAAAGTAAGTTCAGTTTGAAAAATATCAGCTATGTCTTGAAGGGTTTTATAATCTGACATTGCCTGTTTTTTTATAATGATTTATATATTTGTCTAAATGTTGAGAAAAAGCTTTATTAATTTTATTTCCTTTTTTTAATATATCTTTAATATTATCTACTTCTTCCTTTATAAGTTTTTTCTTAACAAACGTAATATTTTCAACTATAATAGGACTGGATATGAATTTAGCTCCTCTAACATCAGGTAATTTCTTTATATCACTTAATATTTTTTCAAATGATGATTTATCAAATGGGTTGAATGGAGATGGGTCAATCTTAATATTAAGGTCTATAACATGTCTTCCTTCTTCAGTATTATAGTCTGAGTTAGTTATATCTACAGTAGTGACACCAGGAACTGCTCTTATGTCTGAGATAATTTCTGGGATCGCGCGGTTTCCAGCGTTCATTACAATTCTACATTCTACTTGGTAGATGTTTGGGTTATATGATTCGTTTAATATGTCGAGGAGTTTGATCATGATTAGTCTACGCCAATTATATCAGTAAATGTTTTTATATCTTTAGCATTTATCTGTTTATCTAAACCATCATATCCATCAATTTGACCATCTTCTAAAATAGCTAATGCTACTACTTCTAATGCTTTATATCTTTTAGGAAATGCTTCTGCAAGTTGTTCTATTATTTTTGGAGATTTAACTCTAACATAATAAAACGTTACATTATTTGAGTAATAGTAGTCATTAAAATGGTCAGGGGCTTTATATGTTGTACACCATGCTGAGTCTTTGCCTCCTTCACAATCTCTGAATGCAAATTTAGATAACCCTAAATAACGTGATGCTTCATGAGTGTGAGGAGACATAATTAATAAATCATTATTATCTACGATAGTGTCATAATCTTTTTCGAGGTCTTTAACAGATATACCCTCGCCTGATTTGTTGATTTGGTCTACTTCGTCATGTAATGCTTTAAATGACTTAAATTGGTTAATATCTTTGGTCTTGGCTTTGCCTTTTTTTAAGAAGGTGTCATATTCTTCAATAGTATTACGTAAGTCATCTATGTCTGGTTTTTCATTTATCCATATTTTAGCCAACCATCCTACATATTTTGGGTCAGGGGATATTTGGATTAATGTTTTTAAGTCTTCCTCAGATAATTTACTTTGGGAAACATACATTTTTCCTTGTTTTACATTTTCTAAAATGTAATGCTTATTTTCTTTGAGTAGTTTGTATTTTTTTAATTGCATTATATTAAATGTTTATTATAAATATTGTGGGTGTAGCTTCCCTTACCAATACCCTGTGTAAGTGGTTTTGAACCCTAGTAGCTTAGCCATACGGGGCAACCTACAACTCCAGTATGAAGCTTTAGTTCTATCTTTCTTTTGTGGACAATTATGACGTTTAGAGAAAGCTGATCTGGCTTTTGAATTGTTAAGTTTTGCTCTTAATCCACCACCCGCCATACCAAAGGATACTTTTTTAACTTTTTTAGTTTTAGGGTCACGAACATAGACATAGAACTTTTTAGAACCACCACGTTTAGGTTTATTCAGTTGGACTTTCTTACCTTGATATTCTGAGGATTCTGTAATTTCTTCTATATCATCTTCAACTCTAGGCATGTCTAATTCTACTAATTTTCCATCGTACATACCATATTCACCTAAATTAGTTTCAGTGATGATTTTTTTATCTTCACCTGATAAATGAATAGCATCGCGAGAATATAAGTAACGAGCTTCAGCCCACAAGTCTAAGAATGCGTCTGAACCGTATCTAAACGTGTTTTCTGTTAATGGCTTTTTATTAGTAATATGGTATGACATATTCTCAGTCATAGTTATTTTCGCGTCTAAACTTTCATTTAACATAGGTGCTTTAGTACATTTACCATGACATCCACACCCACAGTTATGTGTATGTTTAGATAATACTTCTTTGATGAGTTTACGTAGATTATTCATATTTTATTTTTTAACGTAGTCACACATTATATGAGTTGGGTATAAACCACCTTGTTTATTTCTAATGTTTATCTTAAACTTGTATGTTGGTGATTCAAATGTAATATCTACTCGTTTTCCATTTCCTCCTAAACCACCATAATATATAATTGGGGCTGAAACGTCGGAAGCGGTGTTTGTATATTCTGAGTCTATATGCTCAAATTGAGTTGATTTACCACCTGCTTTAACCATATAATATCCTTCACCTATACCTGACTTTACTAGATTTTTTATTTTAGGGATACTATATTTAGTAGAGGCTCCATTTAATTCAGAGAAATCAGCGTCAGGGTAATCATTGAATACTTTACAAAATGTTTCATTATCAATACCAAATGTATCTAATAAAGCAGCACCATTTGAATTAGATATTTTACCTGATTTAATTTCATCGGCTGGTAAAATTTTAGTTATACCTGAGTTGAAAAATGTTAGTGTATTTCCAAACTTGGCTGATAAATAGTATTTTGTTCCTTTTTTATTAATTGTTATGTCAGTCAAAGTCTCAGCCGCACTACCTTGTGAAAATTCTACTACAGGGCCTCCAGATTTAAAACCAAGGGGACGGGATTGATTTTTACCACCTTCAGGTGTTACAGTGAAATTTCCTTTTTTTAATCCTAATTCTTTAGATATTTCTATAATTAGGTCAGGGTATTTAAATTGGTCTTTATTAGATTCTGGAATGCCTTCTTCACGTAATAATTCTAGGTCACTTATTAGTTCACCTTCAAATCCTAAACCTTTTGATTTAATACCTCTACCACCACGGGATCCCTCACCCCATTTAATGCTAATCCTATTCCATTTAGCTCCATCTGTTGGATCTAATTCAATATCTAATTCATCATTCAAATAATTAATGAACTTGGAGTCACGTTGTAATGAACGAGAAATCTTAACAGTATTTGGAGACTTAGGATCTAACACTAAAGGATCACTTAATGTTAAATTAGGGTATGACTTAATAATTCTAAATAATTCTTTAACTTTCTCATTAGAAATTTCATCCTCAGTAGTTGGAAATAATGAAAACGCCTCTCCTAACATTTCATCTAATATATTTTCTAACAACAAAATATCCTGCTCATTATTCATGTCAGGATATCCTTTAGGAAATTTATATCCAAATTTTGTAAAAAATTTATCAAAAATATTCATATTATGCTGGGGTTTCTTTTGGTGTTTCTTCAGATGGAGTTTCCTCTTTCGCTGGTTCTTCTTCAGCAGGCATTTCTATTGACTCTCCTTCCTCAGGTGTTTCAGTTGCTTGATTACCATAATATAACATATGAGCTAGAGCTTGACAAGCAAATTCTTCTTCTCCTATATTAAGTAAATAATATTTTTTACCTTCAATTTGAGCTATCCAGCTTTTGGGTGTGTATATTAAATAAAATATTTCATCGTTAACTAGTAAAACTCTAAATGTTAGAGGTTTAGGTGCTACCCACTGTATGTCAGTTACAAATGGTTCGTAGTCTAGTGTGAGTAATGTCTCAATAGCGTCTTTGAGGGATGGGAATTTAAGCAGGATAGGGAACTTTTCTGAGTCTAGAGATACATCACTAGGTTCATCTATGTCAATAGAATTACTAGAAGCAGGTTTGTATACCTGCTTAACTAGTACTTTTATCTTTTCTTTAAGTTCGTCTTTGGTCATTATCCATTCTTTAATTTATATATAATATTTTCAACCATTTTTGAAGTTAAATTTTCTTCTACACCTTTTTCTTGTTGATACACTTTTTCAAATTCAGGAAAACTATTAACTTCTTCTCCATATAATTCAATTGTATTATCATCAATATTAATATAAATATCGGATGTTTGGTAACCCATATCTAATATAATAGTACTATAGTTTTTACCAATAGCTGTACCTCCAGTAATTCTTTTACCTATTCTCTCAGTCCATCCCGCTACTTTATTTACTAAAGAAGAAACACCTTTTCTTTTAGCAAATGATTTAATATTATCAGGAACATAAGCTTCAGATATTTCTTCTTCAGCTAATTTTTTAGCTTTAGCAGTAGCAATAGCATACATAGCACCTTTATCTCCTTTAAAAGACTTCTTCATGCCTTTAACAATGTCTTCTTTTTTACGTTTTTCAGCAGTAGTAAGTTTTTTTTCACTTAGTTTACTATCAACTATATGTTCATATTCAGCCATAGTAAGTATTTTACCACTACTGCTTAATGAAATTGCTTTTTCAGTTACATCATGTAAGTCCATATCAGTCTTAGCATCTTCTTTAGCGTATTCTAACATACGTAAAAATAAAGGAACATCCATTTTAATGGTATCTGTAGGATTTGAACGAGACTCTAAATATAATTTAGAATTTATCTCTTCAATTTTTGATTTATTTAGACTCATTTTAGCCATTATATTTCATTAATAAGTACTTCTATATAATCTATAACATCTTCTTTATCAAATCCATCATTCATCCATTCAGTTGTTAATATTCTTAATTTAGTTTTAAGTATATTTAAATCTTGTATATCAGCTAATCCTTCCATTCTATCTATAGCATCAGAGCTTATCATTTCATTTAATTCTGGTTTCTCAGCCACATGTTGACGAGTGAAGAATGTGATTGTATTACCAACTTGTTTAAGTAGTTTTTCATCCCCTAATTGTTCAGCAGCATCTTGTAATTGATCTAATAAATCTTGAATATTGTCTATTTCAGCATCTTCACCACCTGTTTCAGGCATTTCAGTATCAATATCAATATCTTCTACATCAATGTCTTCTTCATCTTCTTCATCTTTTTTTTTAGCTTCACCTAATTCAGTTTTATTATAAACTAATTGGTTAGCCATTTGATCTTCCATACCTACTTGACGTAAAATATGTTCCATAGTTTCTCCATCTACATCCATATTTTGTAACATTTGGATCACTTCTTCAACACGTGGATCATTTATATATTCATTAACAAAATCGTAATCTTCTGCTTCAACAGCCGCACCATCAATTTCAGCTAAAACCATTTCACGTATTTTATCACGTAATTTAGATTTAGTCATTTTTTCTTTTTCAATTTTTTCACCAGCTTTTTTTCCCTTCTCATATTCATAAGCACCCATACCTTCTTTTATGTTAGCTTCTTTTTTATACTTATCGTATAGTTTTTTTCCTTCTTCTCCTAAAGTACTAACTAGTTGTTTAATTTCATCTTCTTCTCTCTTGCCTCTATCATAACTACGATCGTCATCTGACATTCTGAAATACCAGTCATGACTTTTGAGCATTTTTTCTAGTTTATTTAAGTCACTATCCGTATCAGTGTTTTCAATGATAAAGCCAGCTAATTTTTGCATACGTTTAAATTCGTTATTCATAGTTAAGTTTTATTTTTTATTATAAATATATTAAGATTCTAAAATAGCCGGAATTGGCTTAGATTTTTTAAGTTTTGGTGTTTTTTCAATTATACTTTCTTGAGGATCCACCTTAATAATATCTTGCTTAATAGATTGAGATATTAGGTTAGATTGTGGAGTAGGATCAAATTGTGGTATAACTGTATCTTTAATTATATTAGACTTAATGGGTGAGGTATAATATGATTGAGGTTTTATAAATGGTACAGGTGATTTCATTTCTTAACTTTTAAGTAATTTGTGAGTAATGTTCCTATAACACCTACCTTCTGGCGTAAGAATATCCAATTTTCTTTAGTCATTTCATATTTGTTCTCAGTAAATGAAATCCCCATAATACCTATCAGGTGGTTATCTAAACTATGTAATCCAACCGCATAGAAAGATTTAGTATCATATTCAGTTGAAAAAGTATCTAGATCGTAAGTTTCATTATTGGTATAACTTAAAATAGATAATTCACCGTCTTTATACAACTTACCTAAAGCCTTAGGAAATAAAGATACAGGGATGTTCTGGAATGTATGTTGGGTTGGGGTCACATTAGGGGTTAATTTTTCATAAAAAAATGAAAATTTCTGTATGGATTTCCCTGTTGGATAAAAATGTCCACCGTTATGAAATTGAGCAATCCATATTCGATTACATTTTAATTCATCCATTATAGTATCTAATTGATTATCTACTAATTCATTTAACTCAACTGCTTCTTGTATAGGTGTTTTAGTTGGTTTAGATTTAAGTTTAACTTTTATCCATTCTACTAACGCTGGTCCAATAACAGCAGTTATAAACGCTATAAATAATGGAATTAAAATGTTAAGATAATTTATCATTTCTTCTTCAAATTTTGTAAATATTTAATTGTTTCTTCACGATTCTTCAATAACAATTCTTTACCATTACCGACCCATTGCTCTACATCACCATTTTCAGTGACGTAAGTTTCTCCTTCATTTATAATTTCATCACTCCATATCATGAAATCTTGTATTAAGAAATCTATGTCAGAGTTAATGATGTTTTTTTCGTATTCTTCCCATAACCCTTGTTTTTTAATATCTGATTCAAAATCAACTTGGCAGTTGAAGCAACGTTTATACATAATCCAGAAACGTTTATCTAAGTGTGGTTTCATAAGACGACTACATTCTGGGCAGAATAACGGGAGATGGAGTTCTTGCTTTGCTTTATCTAATTTAGTTAGATTTTGTTTAACACCATTCTGTATAGTCCATTTGCGATCATCTTCTTCCCATATATCCCCTTCTTTATGAAATTCTTCTTGTTTAGTATAACCAATTCCAATGATTGTTTTATCACCTTGTTTTCCAGTCATTAAGTTACGCATACGTTGTACGTCATGCTGTTGGAATTCTTTCTTTAAAACTGTATCTTTCATAATATTAAATATAAATACCTCCTTTTACATATCCTTCATTATCTTCTATCATTTGTTCTATTTGCCCTTTGGTGTATTTTTTGGAAAATGGAGTATTAGATAAATATAAACCACCTCCAACTTGTAAGTTATCAGGGAGTGAGGTGATTTTAGTATTTTCTAAATCTAAATCACCTCCAACTTTTAAATTATCAGGGAGTGAGGTGATTTTAGTATTTTCTAAATCTAAATCACCTCCAACTTTTAAATTATCAGGGAGTGAGGTGATTGGAGTATTTCTTAAATTTAAATCACCTCCAACTTTTAAGTTATCAGGGAGTGAGGTGATTGGAGTATTTCCTAAATATAAATCACCTCCAACTTGTAAGTTATCAGGGAGTGAGGTGATTTTAGTATTTTTTAAATATAAACCACCTCCAACTTTTAAGTTATCAGGGAGTGAGGTGATTGGAGTATTTCTTAAATATAAACCACCTCCAACTTTTAAGTTATCAGGGAGTGAGGTGATTGGAGTATTTCTTAAATTTAAATCACCTCCAACTTTTAAATTATCAGGGAGTGAGGTGATTGGAGTATCATCTAAATATAAACCACCTCCAACTTGTAAATTATCAGGGAGTGAGGCGATTGGAGTATTATTTAAATTTAAATAACCTTTACCCCCATCCTTGATGTATTGTTGGATTTTCTTTTGGAGGACTATTTGATAGTTCTTAGCACGTTCTTCAGGAGAGCGTCTAGGAACCAATATCTTGTTCTCATTTAATATGTCAAGGAGTTTGATCATGATTATAATATAATAAATAAAGTTGCTATTATCACTAAAACTGCTGCTCCTGTTGTTTTTATTAATTTATTCTCAAATCTTAATTTCTTGTTCTTAGATTCTACTTTATTAAGATTAAGAACATATATTTTTTCTTTCTCATTGTATAATGAGATTTGATTCTCATAAGCATTTATTTTAATGGCATAATTATTAATAACGGTATCCTTTATGTATGAATGTTGTTCAGTCAAACTAAGTAATTCTTGAGTCGACATTAATTCTACCTTAGCTCTATCTCCATCTACTAAGTCTAGGGCTATCTGTCTGGCTACTGGAGTTGGAAGTTTAATGAAATTGGTGTCCGTAACGACTTGAGAAGAAACTATCAAGCTGAACGTTAGAATACTTAGTAATAGTAGGACGTATTTTGTCATATCTTTCTTTAAGTTTAGTTATCTTAATTTTATTAATTTCAATCACTCTATCTAAATAGACAATACTGTCTTTATATATTGTGATAATACTGTCTTGCTTTTTATGAGTAGAGTCAATTTTAATTATTTCAGCGTTTAGACTGTCTATCTTTTTCTTGTAGTTAATAGTATTAGTATGTTCTTTCTGGATTGTTTTGTTTATTATCCATATGCTTATTATGAGCAATAATATTGCTATTACTTTGTAATTTGGTTTCATTCTTATATTAATTTATTAAACCAATTTTTAAGTTTTTCATGTAATTCATAAGCTTCATCATCATTTAAATCTTTAGCGGCTTTTTTAATTAACTCTAATATTTGCATGTAATATTTATCTAATTTAGATTCTTTTTCAGATAAAACTTCTTTAACAAGTTGTTTTAATTTAACTTCATTTAATGTTTCTTTTTCTTTTACATCATACTCAACCCCAGCGTTATCTAATACAGTTTTAATAATTTTTTTAGTTAAATCTTTAGATGGATTAGTTTTTTGAGGAAAGATTAATGTGTCATTCTTGGGGGTGAATTTTAATAAGTTAGGTTTTGAGTTGAATGTTTTAATAAAATTATCCATAGCTTGTTTTGTTTTAACTGGGAATGGTTTGCCTGTTTGTTTTTCAATAGACTTACGTTTAGATGGGATGTTAGGGCCAAAATAATCCTCTATAGCTTTATTAATTTCAGCCTTATTAAGACTAGTGTTTCTGATATTTGAAACATATATTCCGTAATTGTCTATATTATTAAACGCTTTAATAACATCGTCAATTGGTCCCTTAGGTGTAATTACTATATCATATTCAGCTTTTACGACTGAGGGTTTTGGTTGGTCCGATAATTCTTGTTCAGATTCAAATATATTTCTCATTATAGTCCTAATTTTTTAAGTTCATCTATTGTTTGTTCTGTGGATATAAATAGTATACCTTTTCCTCCTCTCGCATTCCATTCAGAAATAGTGTCAGGTCTATCATCAATTAAGATAGCGTTTGGTTCAGCATAGTTTTGCTTATTTGCGCGAGTTGCTAATACAAGTTTAGTTCCTGGTATATGGTTTTTAATCCATAATCTTTTACCCAAACGTGACTCATTTTCTCTTGATGGAGCTGATAATAATGTTGGGTTATATTTCTTGATATAATTCCATAATTCTTTACCTTTAGACATCCATGGAATGCCAGCCCAAAATCTAACACCTTCTTTACTAATAGTGTCCCAAAATTTTTCAGTACCATATTTGTCTTCATATTCACGAGGAGACATGAATGTGAATTGTTCAAATCGTTTATCAAAGTCAGCTATAACACCATCCATATCACAATATATTTTATACTGTGGTTGTTCTTCTTTAATTTGTTTATATATGTCTGTTAGTTTATACATTCGTTTTTTACTATTATGAAACCACCGTTTGATTGACCCGATCTATATTCTGGTATATTTTTAAGTTGGGATTTAATATACGCGTCATATAATGTATTTTTTTGAGTATTATTAAGATTACCTAATTCTTTAGATGTACCCTTAATAAACAATCCATCTGGTTTATTTTGTTTTACAAAGTCTTTCACAATATCAACCACAGTTGACATTATGGTGAGCAATGTTTTTAAGTTGGTTTTAGCATATTGATTCTCATCTCCTGATATATTATATGCTATGTTATATGCTGATTTTATATTATCCTTATAAACTGGTGGAAATATGTAACGTATATGTTCTTTTACATCTTCAAAATCAACTGTAGCTACTTCAGTAAAGTCACCTATATCAACTAAAAACTTATAACGGTAAGGTGAAACCTTAGTCCATTTAAGTGGTGAAACATTTGCCTCACCTATTTCTTTTACAAGAATTTCATTGATAATAGGTACCAGTAATGTTGAGTATGACGCCATGATTAATCTTTTCTTTTTAAAACTACAAAACGACCTTTACCATTTGGTGTGTTAAATTCTAAACTAACATCTTTCCTAAAATATCCTGGTATTCTATTAGATTTATTATTAGTTAAATTAGCATATATTGTGTGATAATTTTTGTCTCCTACATTATCCATTGATGCTATACCAATATATTCTGGTTTTTCTTTTTCAGCAAAATCAACTATAATTTTATACATGGTGGATAAAATTTTAATATAATCTTTAGGATTTGTATCTTTTGTTGGTTTTGAAACAATTTTTTCCTGAGGAGTGAACTGGATATTGTAGAATACTCCTAAATCTTTATATGGATTTGGTATATTTTTTATAGAATAAACATATATTTTATTTCCTACTTGAAATTCACCTCCAGTTAAATCTCCATTTATTTTTACAGCATTATCTTTAGATAAAGTAATTTCATATAAAGATTCATGTAAATTATCTACAAATGTTTTGGGTTGATTAAATTTAGGAATATCTAAAAAATATATTTCATTCACTGAACTCTTAATACTATCTTCCCAATTACGTAGCATCATATTTCCCTTCTCATACGCTTCACGTTCAATATCAGGTAATGTACCATCCTCATTTGTGTTAGTTGTGTTAACACCATTTAACCTATTTTCTAAATTTTGTACATGGTGTATCATCTCATGACTATATGAACGAATCACGTCTTTAGGATGACGATTCAATGTGTATAATGTAATACTTCTTTCACTTGGATTGTAGTAAGCTGTATATCCAAGTAACTTGTCCGCGTTTTCCTTGTCATTACCTATAATTTTTAGTTTAGGCAATGGTGATATATTTAATCCACTATCTAGCATGTATTTAGTTAAATATATGATCCCATCTCGAAGATTCCAAGCCTTTTCGGGAAGAGGTGATTGACAACTGCAGTGTTCATTTAATGTTTGATGTAAAACATCCCACACTTGTTCACGTTCTTTAATGTTAGGGATAAAATTATAAAAGGCTTCTTTATCTCCACTCATTAATGCTTTGCGAGCTTTTGTACCACTTATTCCATTATTTAATGTTATTACTTTAACTTCTAAATTAGGGTATTTATTTATAGATTTTGTACGTTGGGCTATGTCTTGTAAGTCTTCTTCTTGTCCTTCTCTAGCTCCTAAAATCCAGTAAACTTTGTCTTCAGGGTGTTCTTTAGAATAGTCCATAATGGCCTTAACTGGGGATGTTGCTGGTTTTATTTTAACTTTAGACAGCAAATATTTAGAATATATGTTCCAAATTTTTAAGGATTGAGATTGTGTTATACTATCACGTACACCAGCCCCAACATATATTATAAGTTCGTCTATTTCAGGGTAGTCTTTTAACGTTTGTTGAATTACAGTAAAATGGCCTTTAGTTGGCGGCTTGAACCCCCCACCGTATATAGCTATTATTTTAGGTTTAATATTTTCAATTAATGTTTGAACAAGTTTATTCATTATTTGATAAATTGTTGTACTTTAGATTTAGCTTGATCTATTGTATCAAATTCGGGAGTTGATTTAATTAAATCTTGGATGTCTTTATTTAATTGTTCAGCGTCAGCTTTAGATTTAGCTTGTTCTTCAGGTGATTTTTCTTTGCCTTTAAATTTAACAGTATCAAAAAAACGTTTTTTAATTTCTGAAGGGTCATAACTTGTTTGAGTTTCTTTAGGATCATTATTAACAATAATAAAATCATCCTCAAACGCTTGTTTATATGTTTCTATATTTTTATTTATATCTCTCCATGTTCTTATTACAATAGAAGGTAACAGAGAACGATCACGTGAAGCATTACGTTCTAATGATGTGATAGGTGATACCCATATCATTAACATCATAGTTTTATATCCTAAGGCTTCTAATTCTGCTTTTTTCTTTAATAATGGTTTTGAAGAACCACCAGTTCCATCAATGATTATATTATTTAAATTTTTAACAGATGTACTATATTTATCTTCTGTAGATTTTCTAGCTTGAGCCATTAATTTGGCAGCTTTAGATAATTCGTCAGGGCCAAAATCTTTTTGATTCATACCTAATCCACTTGCTTTAAGTAATTCTTCATAAGTATCATCAATATTAATTACTTTAAATTCTGATAATGGTAATTGTTTTGATATAAATGATTTACCAGCACCTGCTGGTCCTGCTAAAAATATAGCTTTTGGTGAGTTAGTAACTTCTAATAATAAATCAAGGAGTTTAATCATATAGTGATAAATATTATATTATTCCTTCTTCTTACGTCCTCGTTTATTAGCTATAGATAGTATCATTTGAGTAGGTTCATCTGTTATTTTAACAACAGTTGGTAATGTTTCAATATATGGTTTAGAATCTGGATTTTCCATTTTGTATATTTCGTATATATTTTTAAACATGTTAAAATAATATTCTATACCACCTATTTGTTTTAACTGCCAACCATTACCTTGTTTTCCATTTTTACCAGGACCTCTAGTTGATGCTTTTAACCATATTATTCCTGTATCTTCTACTTTTTCATTATGGGTTTCATTCCAAGCATTAGCATAAGCTGCTAATTGCAGATTATATGAACTATGTATTGAATTAGATGTTTTAATATCTAGTAAATGAATTTTACCATTTAACCTACATATAATATCAGCAGTACCAGCATATTCATGTTTATCTGAAAATAAATGATATTCCGTAGCTATAAGCTCTGGTTGGTTAGTATTCCAAAAATCAGCGAATTTTAATATCATTCGCCATACATCTAAATTATATTTTGCTACTCCTTTATCGTCTATCCATGATAATTCATTTCCATCAAGAAAATATTCTATAGCATTATGAACTTGTGTGCCTTCCCAAGCAGCTTTTTGGGATATGATTTCACTATTATGCCCTACATCTTTTAGCCAGCTGTGAAAAAATTGATTTTTAGGAAAATAATTTAAAATACTAGATATTGATGGGTAATATTTTCCATGACGTTTATAAAATCTTTGATCTAAAACATTTACTTGTTTGTTGTCGACACTATATTCTACAACTCGTTTAATTTTAGGGTCACGTATGATATTTGAACTTTTATCTATCATAACATAAGTTTTTTGTATAACAAGTCTGAAAATCCTAATGGTTCAGTATCTTGTATAATGTGAGTAAAATATTTGAATCCCATATCAGAGGGATCCTTGTCTTGCATATCAACTAAATATACTTCTTTGCCCTCATTCATAAGTTGTTGACAAAACTCTAATGCTTTCTTTTGAGCGTCTTTATCTAATGCTATATAAATCTTTTTAACAGATGATATAACAATACGTTTCATAAGATTGGACTGTATGTTTTTACCAAGTAATGGAATGGCATTACGTTTTATGGCAATAGCATCAAATGGCCCCTCACATAATATTAGAGGTAAGTCCCAATTTATAAAAAACTCAAAAGGAATGACATTACGAGATGAGTTTGGGTTTTTATATTTTATCGGATTATCTTTCTCAAAACTCCGTGCTGTGAAATAGTTTAACACACCATTTTCATCGCATGATGGTACTATTATTCGATTAGCATAAGTTCCAGATTCACAATATCCTAGGTTGTATTTAATAATGTCGTCATCATTAATACCACGTTTCTTGAGATATGCTATAGCATGTTTAGCCATAACTGATTTGGGAGGATTAATTAATGATATAAATTCTTTAGGTAAACGTACTTTATCAGTTGTAATAGGTGTTGTATCTTGTACATCAATTTTAATGTACGATTTTAACTCCATTATTTTTTCTTTAGGAGTATCTAAGGCTTTAAATAATTGTGTTAGTTTTTTTCCACGCTTACTGCATACCCAACATTGCCATGGATTATTGCCTTCCTTATTTTCTGTAAAATTAATCTCTAACTTTGGTTTATGATGTTTGCAAAAAGGACAATGATAAGCATGATTACCTTTAGATGTAGCTTTACCACTACCTAAAACCGAATTTACTATTGCAACTAAAGCTTGATTTACCATATAACTTATAATGTAATATCTTATACTTGGGTAGCCAAATCTTTTGGGAAAAATTTTCCAAGGATATTACTATTCACCCAACGTTTATCATCAGATAATACATCATATTCAAATAAATATTTTGTTTCGTAGTAGGTTAACTCTTTTGAGGATAAACACAAACGTAATACTATACGTTGTAATTTTTCTAAAGGTACTGTTTTGGTCCATTCTTTAACTTCGTCCGCTGAACCATAATATGTCTTCCAGTTAGACTCTGTTATTACTTTTTTCTTGGTAGGAGTACGGCCGCGTTGTGTGGGTAAGGAGGTTAATTCTTTTTTGCCTAATTTCTTATTATTGGTATTTTTAAATATTTTCTTGCCTATGTATTGACGGCCATTTTCTAGGTTAGTTGTCATATAAACATATCCATAATATTGGTTTATATCAAATGCTGGGTT